CATCCCTACTGACTTCCAGAAGGGCATGTCTAGCGGGTTCTCTACTGCTCCAGGTCGTCCAAACCGCAATGCACCAGTCTGGCAGAAGCCAGCCGCTGAGACTCTTTCAGAGCGTGCACACGTAGGTTCGGCTTCTTGGATTGAAGCACCTACCTTCCTAGGGGAGTTTGCACACGGCTCATTCGCCCGCAACTCAGAGCAGCAGATTGAAACCAAGATGTCCATGGGTCGTACCATGCGTCAGAACCCAACTACTGTAAACGACTAATTACTATCAAAGCCTTGCCCCTCTGCATTAGTAGAGGGGCAGGACTGGGTCTTTAGGGAGTTATAGTGGCACAGTTACCTGTAAATCAAAAGCTTTACGCTATGGTCGTTAGCCAAGCGAAACAGAAGTACCGAATTTACCCATCCCCAGGTGCATCGCACTGGGTTCATCAGCGATATCTAGAGCTTGGCGGTAAGTTCCAAGACCCTGCTGAAGAGAACGATAAGAAAAGACGAGCTCAGGCTTGGGCAGAGGCAATACACCATCACAACGAACAAAAGCACTATACTAAACATACTAAGAGGGATTAAAAAAGGGTTATAAATGGCAGGTTCGTATTTTGATTTTTCACCCCCAAGCTATAGAGCTGCGTCTTCTGACCTTACTATCTCCATTTCCCCACTGGGACTTGTTGAGCTTGCTGATGAAGAATTTGAGGTCCACGGCCCTCGCCTAAACCGCTACTCCCTGAACTGGGCCATGTACCTTGGCCATCACTGGGGCCATCGCCGTGAACAAGGCGAAATGCAAATCTCGGTTAACTACTACCGTGCTTTTATTGACTACTTATCTCGGTTTACTTTTGGGCATGGTGTTCACTTTCGTAGCCCTGAAGCAACCGAAGCAATTATCCCGAGTCGTCTTGAGCGTGTTTGGTCGGTAGATAATAGCAAGGAAAAGATTCTTCTTGAGATGTCGCAGATTGGCGGTATCACAGGAGACGCCTTCGTAAAGGTTGCCTACGAGGAGGCCTGGGAAGATAGCACAGGTCGGTATCACCCAGGAAGAGTCCGTGTTCTTCCCCTAAACTCAGCTTTTTGTTTCCCAGAGTTTCACCCTCATGACAGAACCCGTATACTCAGGTTTAAGCAGAAGTATCGCTTCTGGGGAACCTCTTTAGAGGGAACTCGTCAGGTGTTTACTTACACTGAAATCCTTACGGACGACATTATTGAGGAGTACATAAACGATGAGCTTATTGATTCGCGAGTTAACCCGCTCGGTCTTGTCCCTATTGTACACATACCAAACGTCCCTGTATCTGGCTCACCTTGGGGTCTTTCTGATGCTCATGACATTATTGCCTTAAATAGGTCTTATAACGAAATCTCTACCGATGTCGCAGACATCATCAACTATCACGCTGCTCCTGTAACCGTTATCGTTGGTGCTAAGGCATCTAACCTTGAGAAGGGTGCAAAGAAGGTTTGGGGAGGCCTCCCTAAAGACGCTCAGGTGTTCAACCTTGAGGGTGGTGGGGCAGGAATCCAAGGCTCCCTACAGTACCTAGACATGCTAAAGCGTTCAATGCACGAGCTAATGAACGTTCCAGAGACAGCTCTTGGGCAGGTACAGCCTATATCTAACACCTCAGGCGTAGCTCTTTCCATACAGTTCCAGCCTCTAATGAATCGTTGGACCCACAAAGTCGCTCAGTACAAATACGGACTAGAGCAGATAAATGAACTTATCATTCTAAACCTAGTGGTTAAAGAGCCAGAGGCTCTGAAGTATAACCCAGACACTGACGGGCCCCTTAGCCCAGGTCAGCTAACAGAGCTTGACCCTAACGACCCAATTACTTTCGTATCGCATGCTCAATTTCCCCCTCCCCTACCACTAGACAAGTTAGTTCTGTTAAATGAACTACAGCAGCGTATGTCGATGGGACTTGAATCTAAAGAAGGTGCTTTGCGTGCTCTTGGGGAGGAATTCCCAGAAGAGAAGCTAGTAGAGATTAGAGAAGAACTAATGGCAGACGCCAAGGCTGAGGGTGCCCTTAACCTTGTGAAGGTCCAGATTCAGAAGCAAATCGCTGACATGACTGGAATGCTCGTCTCTCCTGATGGCTCTGCCACTCCAATTGACCCAATGATGATGGGTGGAGATGTTGTGGGTGACGGTGACGTAGGTCCAGCTGGTCAGGCGGCTCCTGCATCTGCGGAAGAGGCTGTTGCAGAAATGGCTAACATGCAAGCAGAAACAGAGATTAGGAACACCTTAGTAAGTCAAGCATATGGGGTTAATTCTCCCAAGCGAGTAGTAGTTGATAAAGACGACATCTAAGTCCTAATTACTCAGTGTTTAGCAAGACAAACGCTATCTAATAGTGGTGAACTAATACTGAACAAACTAACAGGTCATGTGCTACTAATTCGGAGAACGACCAAGACTAACGAAAGAGTATTTTATTATGGATGAAAATCAATTACAGGAAATGTCTCCTGAAGCAGTAAGTACCGAAAATGAGGCTCCAGAAGTGACTCCAAGCCTGTATACGTCAGACGACATCGCTCGTGCACGTACTCAGGAAAAAGAGAAGCTCTACCCACAGGTAGAGAAGCTGAAGGAAGAACTCTCCCTTCTTAAGCAGAGGGAAGCAGTACGTGAGGCTGACGAAGTCAAGCGTAAAGACGAGCGTAAAGCCCGTGAAGCTGAGCTAGCTAAGAAGAAAAAAGAGGAAGAGGAAGCTGAGCTTTCCGCAAAGGAACTTCTAGTTCTTAAAGAACAAGAGCTTATGGCACTTGTCCACCAAGAGCGTTCCGAGCGTGAACGTGCTTTTGCTCTCCTAGACCAAGAACGCAAGTTCCAGCAGTTGATGCAGTACCGTCAGCAGAGACTAGAACAAGAGCGTGATGGCATCATCCCTGAACTTATCGACTTGATTCAGGGCAACACTGAGGATGAAATAGAGAACAGCATCTCAGCGTTGAAAGACAAGTCTGCAAGGATTTTCGATTCGGTTGCGACAGCGTCACAACAGGGTCGGAAGGAAATGGTGGGAACCCGTATTACGGTACCTGCTTCTGGACCCCTCGATAACGATTCGGAACAACGTTCGTACTCACCTACTGACATTACAGATATGTCGCTGGCAGACTATGCGAAGAACAGAGCAAAGCTACTTGGCAATGCAGGCAATAAAAGTGGACAGGGCCTTTTTGGGTAATCGCCCAAAAATAAAAAACTAACAAACCAACTAACCGAAAGGACTTGAACCAATATGGCTTCAGGTATTACAGGGTCTAGTCAGCTAGCGTCCGCTCCAACAGCGTACTCGGGTTCAAACTCGCAGCTCTCTCAGGCTATTCAGACCATCTGGTCAAAGGAAATCCTGTTCCAAGCGATGCCAATTCTTCGCTTTGAGCAGTTCGCAGTTAAGAAGACCGAGCTAGGTGTATCACCTGGTCTCCGCGTTAACTTCCTACGTTACAAGAACTTCGCAGTGGACCCAACTCCACTGACCGAAGGTGTCCGTTTGACCACCAACTCCCTAACCGCAGAACAGATTGCTATCACCGTTGCTGAGCACGGCTATGCAACCGCTGTTTCCGAGCTACTGCTTAACGCATCTTTCGATGACGTTATGGCTTCCGCTTCGCGTCTCCTAGGTCGCCACATGGCACAGTACCTAGACCTACAGGCACGTAACACCTTGTCGGCTGCAACTTCTGCAACCTTCGGTTACGACCGCTCAGGTATCACAGGTGGTGCATTCACCAACTATGACGAGGGTACCGTAGGTACTTCGATTGGCAGCCTAGATGGTAACCACAAGCTAACGACTGGTGCTATCAAGGATGCAGCTCTTACCCTTGCCAGCAAGAACATCCCACGTCTAGGTGAGACTTACGTGCAGTTCATCCACCCAAAGCAGTCACGCGACCTTCGCTCGAACCCAGAGTTCATTGAAGTCACCAAGTACGCTGCTCCAGGTAACTTCATGCTCGGTGAGATTGGTCGTCTATACGACGTAGTCTTTATCGAGACCACTCAGGTAAAGAAGCTTGCTGCTAACGCAGGCTACACCACCTCAACCCTAGCGGGCGTTCCTGCGTCAGCTGGCTCGGTCCCTGTTCTTCCGAACACTAACCCAGGTTCTGGTGGAAACCCTAACTCTGCAGACTTCACCGCAGAGGCTGGTTACTTGACCAATGCTACTGGCAATGCTGCAGATGTTTACGAGTCAGTAATGATTGGTGACAACGCATTCGGCCACGCCATCTCGCTTCCAGTTGAGCTCCGTGACGGTGGTGTTCTAGACTTCGGTCGTGAGCACGCACTTGCATGGTATGCAATCTGGGGTCTAGGTGTCATCACCGACCAGGCTATTGTGAAGGTATACACCAACTAATAGTCAAACCTGTCGGGGGTGAAGTTTAGGTGAGGATTCTCATCGACTTCACCCCCAACACAAACATCTAACATTAGGAGAAAAATAACGTGGCAACACAAAAGACAAGCCCACTAGACGCAACGGGTAAGGCAGCAGAAGATGCAGCCAAAAGAAACGCAGCAGAACTAAGACAGCGTAAAGACGAGATTTCAACTACTCGTCAGGCAGAGGCTGAAGCACTTGAAACTCATGTGTTTGACCCAAAGAAGCCTGACCAACCAATCCTTATCGATGAGATTGAGGAAATGGGTGTAGCGACTAGAGACGAGAAAGTCATTATTCGCACAATCACCGACATTGATGATATGACTTATGGCATAGTAAACGGAACTCCACAGAACTACACGTTCAAAGCTGGAGTTAAGTACTTAGTGCCCCGAGACCTTGCAGCTTATCTAGAAGGCCTCGGATACATCTGGCGACCTAACTAGCCGCTAAGTAACTGTCCCACCCTGTTGGTTATGCCCTCCTCCCAACGGGGTGGGCTTTCTTATTTTGGGCTGTTTTATTTGCTCTTTTGCGAGAACATAGACAAGTAAACTTTACGGAGGTTTTGTGGCCACAATTTCATCACTCGTTGACCGAGTGCGACTGGAACTTGGTG